CTACGGCACCGTGCAGGACGGCTTCCCCCAGTCGTCGACCGAAAGCGTGCCCTCGACGGGATGTAGGATTCCCGTGATCGGCTTGAAGCTCTCTGTCCTGACGAGGGCGAAACAACGTATCTGATGCTTGGGGAAGGCCCTCGCGAGAACCGGTTGCATACCGAGAAACGTGGCCCCCCGCGTGACGAAGTCGTCAACGAGGGTGATCCGAGTGAACCGCAGCGTCGTCAGGTCCTGCACCCGGTCAACCGCGATGCTCCTGGAGTGGGTTGCTGGCGTCGGACGTTCCCCGGGCCGCGCGAATGCCGCCTTCTGGACAGCCTCCGTGCGACGCAGGAGGGGCAAAACGGCACCTCCGAGCCCAACCTTCACGAACTCCTCGCAGATTCGCCTGGGCACCCAGAGCGCCATCTGATCTTTGAGCGGGGCGCTTCTCGGAATCGGCACCAGAAGCACTTCCGGCCCGAGGTACTGCTTGAGGAACGGGGATCCATCGATTCCGTGCTTTATCGCTTCGGCAAAGAACTCGAGCGCCCGACGCGTCATCGCTCCCCGCTCAGCGGTCACCTTCATAAACCCGTCGTTTTTTACAGCATCACGGATGCGTTGAGACTTCCACGACATCTCGTCGATGTACCGAGGGCGGTATTGCAGAAACGCGGCGAATTTCACCCTAGAAGGCGAAGTCGAACGGCTTCAGGTCGCGATCACGCACAGGCAGCGAATCGATGAAGTCGTCGAAGTTGTCATCCGAAAGGATTCCCGCGCCGTACGAGACCATTTCGGTCGGCCACTTCAGGGTGCGGCTCTCTGCGAGCGACTTCATGATCAGCAGTCGGCGCCCCAGCCTTAGAGCTTCCCACCCCTGCGAGAGCGACCCGCTGGTCTCGCCGGCCTCAACGATGACGGTGGCGTCGGAAATCAGCGCCATCGTGCGGTTGCGAATCGGAAAGTTCTTCGGCTGGACCGGGTACCCGGCCGGGAACTGCGACACGCAAAGGTGCTCGCGCATGATTCGCGCCTGAAGCTCGGCGTTCTCCTTCGGATAGCACTGGTTCAGGGGAGTCCCGATCACCGCAACGGTTTTGCCACCGGCTTCGATCGTGCCGAGATGGGCGGCCGCATCGATCCCCTTGGCCAGCCCGCTGACAACGACCACTCCGCGCTCGACGAGCATTCGGGCCAGCTTTTTCGCACGCGCAAGACCATCACGGCTCGCGGCTCTGGAGCCCACGAGGCTGACCCGCGCGCCGGTTTCGAGGATCCCGGTATCCCCCGCCACAAAGAGGGTCTTCGGCGCGAACTTCAGCTCCACCTCGTTGAACGGTCCGAGCAGCTCGGCGGCGTTGTGCGTGGTGATCATGTCGGACATTTGTCGTACGCACCTTGGAGCGAAGATCGTCCTCCAGGTCAAAGCGAATCAGGACTCTTGTGAGCAACTTGTGAGCAACCGAGCCCGGGGTGGGACTACGGATGTCCACCCCCGTTTCCAACGATCTCGCGCACGCCCGACGAAAACCTTGAGCGCGGAGCGAAACCGTCGGGCGCAAGGAGATCGGAGTTCATGCAGCAGCAGATCGGGGTCCGCGTGAGGCTCGAACCGAGGCTTGAGGCGATTGCGGGGAGCCTCCCCGCTGGCGAACGCCGGAAGCTCGCGAAGGTGTACTACCGCTGGGCGAAGCAGCTATGGCTGTCGGCGGAGGTATTGGAACCCCAGCCGCGGTCAGGCCGGCCGCGCCGCTCTGCGCGACGGCATCCTCGGCGGTAGGAGCCTGGCCCCCGCGTCGTGCGGCCAGATCTCGGAACCGGCGCAGGGCGGCCTCCCGACTGGCGGCATTGGCCTCGATGACGGCTGGCGCGTACCGCTCGAAGCACTCGTTCAGCATGTCGTTGATGGAGCCCGAGTAGACCTCGCATGCAGCATCCCAAAGCTCCGCCAGATCCTCGCGGATTCTGAAGGAATAGGGCTTAACTTGCGCCTGACTCATAAGACTCCCTTCGCATATTTGGCTCGAAAATGCACTTGGTTTTTATGCACCACAAAATCTCTTGAATCTTTTGATTCAATCAGGCACTAGAACCCGCGTGCCCAAGCCAAGTCCTGCGAAAACGAAGAGGGCTCAACCCATTCCGATCCCGTTCCGGCCGTTCCCTGCCATCCGCCGGGCGCTGGAGGGCGAGCTTCAGAAGCGCCCGGGCGTGAGCCGCAACTACCTCCTGAACGAGAAGCTCGCCGTCGCGTTCAGGCTTCCAAGGCCCGACATCGACGAGGTCGACGGGCGACGGGCCCGGAACCAGATGGCCGCCTAGCAGCGTATGCGTCCCACCCCTCGCAAACCTGATCCCCCGCGATCGGCGGTCGAGGAAACCCTCGCCCTCGTCGACGGACTGGCGGCCCGTGGGGTGCCACCCGCCGAAGCCGCCAAGGTGGCTGCGGAGATCCTTCGAGCGGGACCGGGACAGCGCCTCCTCACCCCGGTTGAACTCGCGGCGATCGTGAACCGGTCCCCGCGCACGGTGGAGACCTGGATCCAGAACGAGGCGATCCCTGTCGTGAAGACGGGCGAAGGGACCGTCATCGGAATCCATTTCCCGACGTTCATGGCCTGCTGCACTCGCTACCTGCCAGGGAAAGGCAAGGTGGGTGACCTGGCGGCCCGGCTCGTCGTCCCCTGATTCCCGGCACCCATGAGGCTCACAACCAGAGGCGGCGGGTGGTTGCGTATGGCAAGCAGCTCGATCGCCGCCGAACAGCAAACCCGAACCCAGCAGACCGAATCCATGAGCGCATCATCCCCCCTGTCCGTTCAACCCCGGGCGAACTCGCACGAGATCGCCGCGTCGGCCTCCGCCGCGCTGGCGAAGGCCACGATCGAGGCGAAGTTCGTCATCGCCCTCCAGCGCCCCCGATCCATCCTGGCAGCACGCGCCGCCATCCTGGAGGCATGCAAGCGGCCCGCCTTCGCCGAGGGGGCGATGTACTGGAAGAAACAGGGTCGCCGGCCGGTGGGCGATGGGGACCAGTGGGAGGACAACTTCGTCGAGGGGTTCTCGATTCGGTTCGCGGAACAGGCGTTGAGCGTGTGGCGGAACGTCGACGTGACGGTGATCACCGCCTGGGAGGACGACCAGTCGCGGATCGTCAGGATCACCGTCACCGACCTGGAGACGAACCTGTCCTACTCGGACGAGGTGATGCTCTCGAAGACCGTGGAACGGCGCTCGGTCCGGGCCGGCCAGGAGGTCGTCAGCGAGCGCGAGACGTCCAGCGGCCACCGGGTTTTCATCGTCAAGGCGACCGATGACGAGCTGTCGAACAAGGTCAACGCCGCGAAATCGAAGGTGATCCGGAACTCGGGGTGGAGGCTCATCCCCCAGGACATCCTCGAGGAGGCCGAGACGGTGATCCGCGAGACCCGTGAGAAGGGCGGAGACGACCCGAAGGCTCGGTTGAAGCGGCTGACGGACGCCTTTGGCGAGATCGGGGTGCCGCCGACCGAGCTGGAGACCTACCTCGGGCACCCGCTGGAGCAGACCACGCCGAAGGAGGTCGCCAGCCTGCGATCGATCTACACGGCGATCCGTGACGGCGAAGCCCGATGGGCCGACTACCGGTCCCGGCCGGAGAGTGCCGCGGGTGAGGCGCCCGCCGGCCCCGAGGCCCGCCCTGCCCCGCAGCATTCCGCGCCCCCGGATAAAGGGGCCAATGGGACACGTGGGCCGGGCTCTGCCGGGCCGGACGCGGCTCCGGCATCTGCGGCCCACACCCCCCAGCCAAACCCCGCCACACCCCAGGGCTCGGCCCCCGAGCGCCGGAACCTCGGGGCTGTGAAGCGCATCCTCGAGCGCGAGGGCCTGACCGAGGCGGCTGCGATGGAATGTGTCCATCGCATGTTCCCCGAAACCGCGCAGTGCCAGGGGCTGGAGGACGTTGAGAAGTCCTGCCCGCAGGTGCTGGTGGCGATCACCCGGGGAACCGGTTCCTTCGTCGCCGCCGTCCGCGCTGGCGGCAAGCCGACATGAGGCAGCCCGACCGATTCCCACAACCATGAAAACCACGAACAACGAAATCGCACCACCGCAGAACGGCTTCCTCTCCGCGCTCCAGCGTCATCGGGGCGGGAAGGCGCTGGAGGAAGCCAGCGAACACCTCGCCGCCATCGTGGCAGGCGTCATGGCGACCGGCAGGCCGGGGAGTCTGACCCTCAAGCTCACGATCCAACCGGCCGGACGGGTGGCGAACGCCGTCGTGATGACGGACGACCTGAATCCGAAGATTCCGGCGGAGAAGACCCCGGACTCCTTCTGGTTCGCCGACGAGCACGGCCAGCTCTGCCGGGAGGATCCGCGGCAGCGGGAACTGCGCTTCACGCCCCAGGCGATTCCCGGAGGCGCCGACGATGGCCCCGCCGAAACCGGGCGGGCCCGAACTGCCTGACACCCCAGCCGAAACCCAGAACCGACCCGACGATGAACAACAGCCAGCAGCCAACCCCACTCGTGGACACGGACGCCGTGTTCCAGCACGCCCAGCGCCTCGCCGCACCGCAACCGCCGCCCGAAGGGTTCAACGGCGAGCCGATGATCCTCGTTCCGAAGGGATGGGACGCAAAATCCGTCCCCGGATGGGAACGGGACGAGCCGCAGCGGATTCGGACGACCGTGAATCTGGGGACCGCGGAGTCCTTCGCCCGGTATGTGAACGACTTCAAGTCGACCGAGACCAGGATCTTCGCGGAGATCGGCAATGAAATCGGGAAGATCACGGCCATTCTCGATTACCACGGGGGCGTCCCGGGGTGGTGCCAGCACCGGGCGGTGTTCGTTCCCCAGATCGCCGAGGAATGGAAGCGATGGCGGGAGGTGGACCGGAAGCGAATGAGCCAGGAGGCCTTCGCGTTGTTCCTGGAGGACAACCTCTCGACGGTGAGGCAGCCGGACGGCGCGGACCTGCTCCAGATCATCAACACGATCGAAGTCGACGGGAAGGTCGAGTTCCGATCGGCCCAGAAGACGCAGAACGGCACGGTGCGGTTCGCGTTCACGAACGAACAGCGGGCCAAATCCGGCGAACTGGAGGTGCCGGCCGAGTTCACGCTCGCGATGCCGGTGTTCGAGGAGGAGCAGGCGTTCGAGATCCAGGCGCGTCTGCGATACCGGCTCGCCGGCGGGGAGTTCGGGCTTTGGTTCGAGATGGTGAATCCGCACCGCACGGTGCGCGACGCGCTGGCGATGGTGGTCAATCGCGTCCACACCGCCACGGCGATCGCACCGTTGCGGGGAATCCCTCCGGCTTGATCCGCCTCGACCCCACGGGCCACGCGCGAGCGTGGCCTCTGTGGTCGGCGCGAAGGAGGCCTTGTCCTGCATGACCGACACCCAACGTCTGGACTTTCTGGAACGGAGCGGCGCGAACGTGGTCCCCGATTCCGGGGAGAACCTGATCCCTGGAGCCTTTTCCGTGTGTGTGAACCGCGTCACCAGATGGCACACGTCATCGAGGCTTCGGGACGCCATCGACCAATGCGAACGGGAGTTTCGGACCACGAGCCCTGCGTTCTGCCGTCCCGTCGTAAGGGAGCAGCCATGAGCATCGACGAGCTATCCGACGCGGACGCGGAGCAGGCGGCATGGGAGTGGTTTGCTGGAGCCCATCCCCATGAAGCGCACGCACATTCGTCCGAACGCTTCTGGCGATTCTTTCGAGACCGCTGCCCGGGGGTAACTCGCGAGGAGATGACTCGGATGCTCGCGGAAACATCCGATTCGCCGAACGCGCCGGGTGAGCGAACGAGCAGTCTGGAAGGCACCTGCCTACACGCATCTCGACACCTGAAAGGGGGCGATCCTACGGAAGGGCCCCATGGCCTTCGCGTCCGTGAGTTCCCGACGGGAGGCCAGCCGTGAATAACCCCAAGCCGATGTTCCTCGTCCTCTACACCGTCGCCGGCTTTCCCAAGGCGGAAACGCTGACCGAGGTCCAGACGGTGCGCCTGTTGAAGCGGCTCGCGAAGCAGGCAATCGACGCGACAGCGGTGCAGAAGTTCGCCGGAGAGGGCGGTGGGCGGACCTTCCGGAAGGAAGATGGGTCCTGGGGCTGGGAGCTGACAACGATCCGCAAGCGGAGGACCGCGTGAAGCTCACCTTTGGTCTGCTCTGGGCGCTCACGAAGCTCGGGATCGGTCTCGGCTGGACGGCCGGCATCGCGTTCTGCGCCGCGGTGTGGGCGGTCGCCTGCGTGGCAACCCTGGTCTTTCTCGTCTACTTCGCCATGGCGGTGTGCTGCCGCCTGTGGGAACGGACGCACTCAACCCATGACGCGCGGTAGGCGAAAAGCGGCAAAGCCACGTCGCATCTCCGCCCGGGAGTTCGCGGCGGCCTTTCGCGCGTTGTGCCAGCGCAAGCCTGAGACATACGGACCGGCCAAGGAGCGCCGACGCGCCCGGCTCATCCCACAGTAGACCATGGCTTGGATCGAACTTCACCAGACCCTTCCCCGTCACCCGAAGCTGATTCGCCTCGCGAACCGGCTCCGTGTCTGTACCGCGCAGGCCGCTGGGCACCTGACGTTTCTCTGGCTTTGGACCTTGGACTACGCCCCCAACGGGGACCTGTCCGCGTTCGAACCCGCAGAGATTTCGGCTGCTGCGTGCTTCCCGGGAGACGCCGAGCTGTTCGCCAAGGCGCTCATCGAAACCGGATGGCTGGATGAAGGCATGCAGGTGCATGACTGGATGGAGTACGCCGGGCGTCTGGTGGAACAGCGGTCGAAGGACCGCGACCGGAAACGCTCGGAAAGGGAACGGAGGTCCACCGGCCCTCCGGGGCCTGTCCGAAGGATGTCCGCCGGACGTCCGCCGGACATCCCCGTGACGGCGGACGTACCCAACCCAACCCAACCCAACCAAGAGGCTCACTCTCAGGCGCGCACGCGCGAGGGCCCCTGGCCCGGGCTGGCGGAGGTCCTGAAGGTCGCCGAGCTGCGGGCCGTTCCGAAGGAGGTCGCCGAGAAGTGGTGGCTCGAGCACGACGCCCGAGGGGGCCTCGACAAGACGGGGCAGCCCCTGGACCGCTGGGAATCGAGCCTCCTGGCCTACGCAGCGACCTGGAGAGCCAACGTGGAGAAGGAGAAGCAACGCCATGCAAACGCCAACAGCCGACCTGGTATCGCGCGTCCTGACCGGAACGCTGGCACGGCCAACGCCGCCGTCGTCGGGCAGTACGCCAACGCCCCCGGCATCATCCGTCGCTGACGATTCGACGCTGGAGTGGACCTGCGGCTTCCGGACCCTCGGCGATCCCAAGCTCCTCGGCCTTGTCGAGGACGTGGGACGCTATCGCCACGCGATCCTCAACGGGGCGGCTCCGCACTGGCTGACGATCCTCGGCCACTCAGGCACCGGGAAGACCCACCTGGCCAGGGCGCTCTGGAGCGAGATCAAACGGCGTTGTCGTTGGAACCCGGACTCGTGCGCCTACACGCCCAGCTTCGTCTACTGGCCCGACCTGGTGGACAAGCTGCGCGGCGGCGACTTCTACGGGTTCTTCAATGACATGAAGCGGTGGCCGTTCCTGGTCCTCGATGACATCGGGGCGGAGCGCGATCCCAGCGGTTTCGCCGCGGACAGGCTGTCCACGCTGCTCGGCTGCCGGGGGGGACGATGGACCCTCATCACGGGCAATCTCACCTTCCGGGATGTCGAGGCCCTCGACGTTCGCATCGCCTCCCGAATGCGCCGGGACTCCTCTCAGGTGATCGAGGTCACGGCGACCGATTACGCCCTGCGCTCCGACAGGTGAAACCCGAGTTCCATGAGGAGTTCCAAAGCCCGTGCCTGGATCCGGTGGACGGACGACGGGAGGAGTTCGACTGGGCCGGCCTGTCGGAGCTGCTGGGGGAGAGCCGTCCCATCGCTGAGAGCGCACCCGATTTCGCACTCCTCGGGGAAACGCTCAACCGGATCTTCGCGTACCTGCTCAATGGCCGGGCAGCCTCGCGCCACCTCGACCGGACCATCGGTCGCCGAGTCATCGCGATGATCTGGGTGGTCCGGCCGGATCTGATCGAAGGGACGCCCAGCTTGGCCAGAATCGCCAGGCAGCTCGGGGAGACGCGGGCAGGGCTCTCGAAGCAGGCGTGCGAGTTCAGCCGCCTGTTCGGGGTGGTATCACGCGGGCAGTCCCGGGGCTGGAACCGCAAGCCCCCGCCGCCCCGGATGAACGGTGAGGCGCATCGCGCGAACGAAGTGAGTTCGAAGGTGCGTGCGAACGGCGAAGCCGTACGAAAGCCGAACGACCGCCCGAAGCCCCGTGTGTAAGGAATCTTTTTATGACGTTGATCGAAGGGGGTCAGGCAGCAGCCCAGGGAACGCACACCGACCCGATAAAACCGAGAGTCCCATGATTTTCTGAGCCGCTAAAGGCCCTGAATGCGATGAAAACCCACTGCTCCTACTCTGCTCTGGTGGACCCGGCGACGTTGAAGCCGCACCCGAAGAACCCGAACACGCATTCGGCGGCGCAGATCGCGGCGCTGGCGGCTGTGATTGAAGGGAACGGCTGGAGGGCGCCGATCACGGTGTCGAAGCGTTCCGGCCTGGTAATCCGAGGGCACGGGCGCCTGGAGGCTGCGATGCTCCTTGGGTGTCCGCAGGTGCCTGTGGACGTGCAGGAGTACGCCTCCGACGAGGAGGAACTGGCCGACATGGTGGCGGACAACCGTCTGTCAGAGCTGGCGGAACTGGACGAAGACGCCCTCGCACGGGTGCTGAGGGACCTCCAGAGCGCCGGCCATGATGTCCAGCTCGCGGGATTCACGGAGGACGAGGTGGCGCGGATGCTGGCCGGCGAGGTGGACACCGAACAGGTGGAGAACATCCCTCGGATGGAGCTTCAGCCGTTCGAGCACTACGACTACCTGTGCTTCATGTTCCGGGACATCCGAGACTGGCTGCGGGTGCTCCAGCTCCTCCACATCGGGAAGGTGAACTACTCGATCACCCGGAAAACCCCGAAGATCGGTGTCGGCCGTGTGCTCGACGGCAAACGCCTCCTGAACTCTCTGGAACCCGAGCATGTCCCATCCGCCGATGACCAACCCATCCAAACCCCATTGGGAACCGCCGCCGCAGCTGACGGAGGACCTGGTCAGCTTGTCGATCCGGCATGTGATCATGAGCCGGGGCCGAGCCGGCAGGATCACCACCAACCGGCTCGTGCCGCACGCAACGCTCGTCGTCCCCGAGGACGAGGCTGAGTCCTACGCGGGGTGCGGGTACGGCATGGAAATCGTGACGATCCCCTCCGACAGGATTGGGGTGAGCGCCGTCCGAAACTGGATCATCCGTCGCTTCGCTGAGGAGGTGGTCGTGATGTACGACGATGACGTCACCGCCTGCCGAACGATCGCCTCCCTTCTGAATCGTGCTCTGTCGCCGGCGGAGACCGAGGCGATGGTCGAGAATGTCGCCTGGTCGGCGAAGGGTGCCAGGGCCCGGGTCTTTGGCTGGAACCAGCGGCCGGACCCGCGCGTCCTCCAGCGTAACGATCCGTTCTCCGTCGTCCACTGGGCCGGGGGTGTGGTCGGGGTTGTCGGCAAGGATGTTCGCTGGGACGAACTGCTCCGCTTCAAGTGCGACATCGACGCGTGCATGACCGAGCTGATGGTCAACCGCGTGATCTGGCACGAGTCGCGGTTCTGCTTCCTTCAGGCGCGCGACAAGAACTTGGGCGGAAACTCCCGGTTCCGCTCGCCCGAGCGGATCGAGGCCGAGAAGCGTTACCTCCGCTCGAAGTGGAAGGGCCACATCCTCATCGACACCTACCAGTCGCAGGATCGTGTGAAGGTCCTGGTCGAAAGGCGGCAGAAGGTGGAGCTCTGAAAAAGGGCCACACTGCGGCATGCCGCAGTGTGGCTTCGTTAAAAACCGGAATGGGGCCTAGATGTTCAACCAGAGCTGAGCACACGGCCCATGAAGATGAATGGGCCAAGCCCGACATCCGTGAGGCGGACACCTACGCAATCCAGTCCGAGGATCGTTAATCCATCGCCTGAAAATGATAGGTCCGACGCACCGAAAGCACGTCTTGAAAGAATTTTTCAAGGTATTCCTTTCGTTTCGTTGCGACGTGGAATTGACGCCGAGGATTCCGGGCCCTACGCTAACAACTGCACGTCGTGCGGGGCCCACCCCGCGCACCCTCGATGTTCCCGTCGCTGGGAATATCGAGATCAGCCTACCGGGCGTCTCGGGCATACCTTTTCAGGGGTATCGAGATGCCCGGTGCTTTTTATGTCACAGCGCTGGTTGCGGTCGGCTTTCGTGGCCGCCTCGCGCTAACTCACTTCGTCATTGTAGTTACCTCCGAATTGTTGCGGCCCGGTCGCGCTCAGCGCACCAGGGACCACCGACCCGTCGCCTCATCGCGACGAAAGCTCGAAGTAGATCGTTTCATGACGGCTTGGATCGAGGACACCCCGATCCCGGTGGCTCGATTCAACTCGGCGACGGTTGCCGGCCCGACCTTCGAGATGTGGTCCTGAATCACGCGAAGGTTCTCTCCCGGAGGAGCCTTCCGGGCCTTCGATTTCGCAGCATCCGCCGTAAGGTCCCCAAGAGGCAACAACTGCACCTGCCCCTTCGCCTTGGCGTTCGGATCAGCGCAGGCCGCCACCTGCGACTCGATCGCCTGAATCAAGGTAACAGTCCGACGAAGTTCCTGCTCCAACCCCGCCGCTTTAGCCCGCAGGGCGGACAGAATGGCGGGAGCGTCCTCGCCCGTGACCTGAATGCTGATCGCCTTCATGCGGGCGAGATTCCCATGGTTGGGTGGCAATGTCAACGCACGTACCAAACATTTGTTCTTGTATCACACACTTTCTGTGTTGTCTCGCGATCTGCCCCAAAGGCGAAGTTGTTGGTACTGATAATTCAAGGCGTGTCACGCACATGAGGACAACTTCAAACGGAAAAACGGTCATTTGGCGGGTTCCTGATACGCTGTCAGCGTAGTATGATGGAAGAAGTGAAAGAAACGCCAACCATGAACCGGTTCAAAGTGCTCTATCAGAACAGGCTTGGGACGCCGCTCGTCGTCGTTGTGGATGCCCCGTCAAAGGGGCTGGCGAAGATCTGTGCCCACTGCGAGGCGGAGATCGCCAACGTCATTCATCTGGAGGCCGCGTGAAGCTGTTCACAAAACGCGGGTACGTGATGCTGGAGGTCGCCTCCTGCCTCCAGAAGGCGATCCGGCGAGCGGACACCGCCCTGGCCGGGTACATGGCTCTCGAGCTGTTCGAGTCCGGCTTCGGGCGGTACGCCTGGAAGCGCCTCCTGACCATCTCGGCCGAGGACTGTGCCGGAATCATCACGCAGGAGATCAAGGCGCTGTACGATTCCTGGCTGGTGCTGACCGACGAAGGGAAGAAGCACCGCAGCCGCATCTTCCTCTCGAAGGCGGTGATTGTGCTCTGCCAGAGCCGGAAGTCCCGGGACGCCGATCACCTCCAGAACTTCATCTATGACCGCATGATGCTCGACGCCGAGCGGTTGACCGAGGCCCTCGATGAGGCTCGGCGATCACCCGAGAGGGTCGAACTGCCCGACTACACCTTCGACTGCCATACCGGACGGGGCCGCAAGGCAGGACGGACGAAGGGCGAGTTCTTCGCAGCCGAGTTCGAAGCTCTAATACCCCGCGAGCAGGGGGAGTTCGATTGGACCCTCAACCCTCCGCAACCGTGAACCCATGCAGATGGTGCCAGATGGTGGGTTCCCGATACGCTGGCAGCGTAGTACAGTGGAGGCAGTGAAAGGAACGCAGACCATGAACAACGAACGCCCGAAGCTGAACCCCACCGATGCCCTCGCTCTACTGCGCGATCTGCACGCCGCACTCGCCGCCAAGCACGACGGCGGATCGTTCTACCTCGACGTGAGCGACGACCCCGATATCGAGGACTGCCGACACGTTAGCTGGCCTGAACTGACCGACCTCATGCAGCGAATTGAATCCGTGCTGTAACACCCATCCAACCCTTGAACCTATGCCAGAGCTGAGCGCAAACCCATGTGAACCCATCGCCGAAGTCCCCGCTGACGCCGGGATGGCCGACGACAACCGCAACCCCCGCCGTCGGGACCGGCAGCAGCAGGCGCCGGAGGTGGGCGTGGTGGTGATCCCCAAACCCCGGCATGATCTGGACGCCCTTGTCCTCCACCCGGAGGCGAAGGCGGACATCCTCGCCGGCCTGCGGGCGATCGAGCATCGCGACGATCTGGACCGGATCTGGAACCTTTCCGCGGTCCACCCGATGCAGGGTCGCTGCATTCTGAACTTCTACGGCGACCCGGGGACGGGGAAGACCCGTGCCGCCCTGGGCATCGCTCTGCGGCTTGGACGCCCCCTGTATCAGGTCGATTACGCGGCGGTGATCTCGAAGTACCTCGGCGACACCGCGAAGCACATCGCGGCGGCTTTCGCCCGGGCAGCCGAGATCGGCGCGGTGCTGTTCTTCGACGAGGCGGACAGCCTCCTGTCCCGCCGGGTGGACATGAATGAGTCCTGCGCGACGTCCATCAACCAGAATCGGAACGTCCTGATGCAGTGCCTCGATCGGTTCGATGGCGTGGTGGTCATGACGACGAACCTGTTCGGGAACTATGACCCGGCGCTCCTCCGCCGGATCGCCCGGCACATCGAGTTCAAGCTGCCCAACCGGGCCATGCGGCGGCGGCTGTTCGAACTCCACCTACCGAACCGGGAACGTGTTCGCGCAGACCTGTCCGTCATCGCCGGCGCGAGCAAGGGACTGTCCGGCGGCGAGATCCTGAATGTCTGCGTGAATGGCATCATGGCGGGTTCCACCGCGGAGGATCCGGAGCTGTGGGCTGTCACAGAGCCGATCCTGCTTTCCGAGATCGCCAAGGTCCGGGAGGCGAAGCGCCAGCACTCGCAGCCCTGCGCCCGCAGGACCGATCGGCCCATCGGATTCATCGGGGAGGCCGAACTGGAACAGTGACGCCGACGTCGGCCCCGGGAGACCGGGGTCGAGGTCGGTGCCACCCGGCACCAGACCGAAAGGAACCATGAGCTACGACGACACAAGCTGCGTATGCGGGGACCGAAAGGAACGGGAAACCATGCTCTGCGGCACCTGCGCGGAGCACCTCAAGGACCACCCCGCCATGAGGTATTTTCGCGACACGACGAACCCCACCGGCGGACGGCGTCACTCCGCGATTGTGCTGTTGAGGTGCGCGCGGGCGCGGAAGCGCGGAGGTGGGCGATGAAATGCGAAGTCTTTCCGTTGAACAGCCGACTCGTGATGGTCGGGCAGGACGGAGCGGTCAGCCCGCCCACGCGGGAGAAGGCGGTCCTGTTCCTGCACTGGCCGGACGGCGCGGTGGTGCCCAACTGCGCGGAACTGGTCACAGACAGGCTGCACGCGGAGATCGGGCTCATCTGGAGAGGCACGACCCTGATCGACTATGACGGTGTCTTCGACCTCCCGGCGGACCTCGTGGAGGTCCTCAGGGCGAAGGGATTCTCGATCGGTGAGGAACTCATGGACGACGGGGACCCGGATGCCCCGGTTCGGGAATCGGAGCCCGTCTGCATCAGGCTCAACCGGCGGGAACACGCCACGGTGCTCGCCGCGCTGAGGCATTGGCAGCAGACGTACCGTGAGTGCCTCGAAGAACTCCCCGAATGGGGCATCGCCACCGACGAGGGTGCGCTGGAGCCGCTGAACCCTGATGAGATCGACCGCCTCTGCGCGCGGCTGAATGAAGGGGGGGCACCATGATTCTTGGTCGATTGACCCTGAAGCTGACCCGCGAGCAGACGCGGGAGGTCCGCAAACTGTGGGATCAGGCGCAGGCGCCGTCGGGCAGCGCGTTCGTCCTGGCACAGGTGGCCGTGAAGGTCGGCCCGTTCTACGTGGAACCGGCGCAGGCCGACGTCTTCATCGTGGACGGTGCCGGATTCGACGCGATGCAGCGGGCCCTGAAGGATGCAGCCGCCCCCGGAAGGAGGGTCGAATGAAGCCCGTCGAGCTGATCCTCGGAACCCTCGGAGCCGCCCTGGCCGTCGTGGCCGGGTGGATCCTTGTCACCCTGATCTTCTGCCTCTGAACAGAAACCATCCGTCATGAAAACCATCGAAACCATGATCCGCGAAGCGGGCGGCCTCGAGGCCGTCCGGCAGAACTACATCCGAATCGAGAACCCACCGTACATGCGACTGGTCATCGAGGTCGTCGCCGGCCCGTTGGAGATCGGCACTTTCGAGGTGAGCGTCGCGCATTACGGCGAGCAGAACGGGGATGCGATGCGGGACCCGGAGATGACCTTCATCGTCGTCCCCGAGGCCTGCGGCTGGATCTGGCACCCGCTGACGTTCCGGAACGACTACGCCGGCTGGTTCCGTGAGGCCGCTCGGTACGACGGCCTCGGAGCCGTGGAGACGATCTCGAATGGGCAGGAACGCGGTCAGGCCGCGTTCGCCCGCCAGTGGGATTCGAACCTCCACCGGCAGGGATTCCTCGACGCCTTCCGCCGTGTCCATCAGCGGAATGAATCGGCGCCCATGAGTTCGGATTCAAACGGAACCGACCCGCTTTTGGCGGGTTCCTGATACGCTGTCAGCGTAGTACTCTCAGGCCGCAGTTCGGACAAACACCAACGAATGAAGACCACGATGAAAACAGCCGCCCGCCCGCAGGATGACGCCGCCGCCGCGATCGAGTTCGGCGTGGAGATTGAAACGCAGATCCCCGTCGGCAGCGGCGTGGAGGTCGGCGGATACCACCGCGGGGTCGCGGTCACCAGCGGCCGCGAGGCCGAGACCGGGAACCTCGTCATGGCTCCGGTGCTCGAGGGGGTCGCGATTGTGAACGCTCCCTGCTGGCGAGCGGACCGGGACGGATCGATCCGCTGTGATCAGGGGTTCATGCCCTGCGAGTTCGTGTCGCCGATCCTGCGCGGGGAGGCCGGCCTGGAGAACCTGATCCGAATGCTCGCGTTCATTCGGCGGATCGGGGGGCGGGTGAACGGATCGTGCGGCCTGCACATCACCGTCGGCGTGCGGTCGGTCATCGGGTCGGTCGAGACCGAGAAGGTCGCGGCCTACGTTCGCAACCTGTGCCACATCGCCCATCAGAATGCGTGGGCGATCTACGCCCAGACGGGGACCGGGCGGCACCTCAACAGCTACGCCCATGTGCTGCCTCCGGCCACGGAGGCCCTGCTGATCTCGATGCGGCACGCCTCCGCGCAGGACGCGGCGCAGTTCGCCGAGGCCTGCGGACGCGGAATGGTGAACCTGCGGAAAGCCTTCACCGCGAACAGCGCCGTGGAGTTCCGGGCCTTCGCCGGAACCCTGAACACTGATAAGGCGCTGCATCACCTTGCGACGACCCTCGGCCTGGTCCGCCGTGCCGCGGTGATGCGAACGGTGGGCCGCTTTCAGAAGTCCTCGAAGAAGAACCGGTCCCGAAGCGCACCCGAGGCGGTGCGCCGCCTCTGGAGGATCCTCGGCTGGTGCAACCCGACGGAATGCCAGCCGATCGCCCTCGGCCTCTTCGGCCGGCTGCACGCTGAGTTCGGACGCTACCGCAACGCCGCGATGAGCCGCGCCGAACGGTTCGAGCGCGAGTTCCCAAACGCGAACCTCTGAACCCCCGCTCATCGCAACCCCAACCCGACGTCCCCATGTGTGTCATTCTGATCGCCCCACCGAAACTCCGACCGACGATGGAAACCCTCGAGGCCTGCGCCGAAGCCAACCCCCACGGGGGAGGCATCGCGTGGCGGGAGCGCGGGCTTGTTCATTACCGCAAGACCGACGATCCCGCGGAGATGCGGCGCCTCGCGTCGCAGGCCCGCGGCGAGGTCGTCATCCACTTCCGGATCGCCTCCGTGGGGGGTGTGTCCCCCCACCTGCGGCACCCGTTCCTCGTGACCGGTCGATCCGGCCTGTCCCACGAAGGCACCGCCCGGGCGGTGCTGTTCCAGAACGGGACGTGGCACGGATGGGTGGAGGCGGTTGAGCGGGCCGTCCGGGCCGGCCACAAGCGTCCGGCGGGTCCGATGAGCGACGCCCGGGCGGCCGCATGGCTGACCCACGTTCACGGCCCGGACTTCCTCAGGGACCTGACCCCGTCCCGTTGGGTGTTGTTCACCGCGGACACGACGATCGCGCATGGCCAGTGGCGGGAACGGGGCGGCATCCGGTTCTCCAACCTGCACTGGTGCCGGGAGGACTCGGACATCCCCCCGCACCTGGTCGCGCGATCCAGCGCGCCCCAGCGCATGCAGACGGTGGATCTATGGGGCGGGGAATCCCGGGACTACTGGGCCCGTCTCCGCGCCGCCTGCCCCAAGTGAGCCCTTTATGAGATACCTCGAGCGAACGGTGGTCGGGCAGATGATGAGGCATCAGGCTTCGAAGCAGATGTTCTGCCCCGGGTGCGAGGAGGTCCTCGACGCGCGGCGGAGCGTGTCTCTGGACCTTTACAAGGGATCTCGGCTGTTCGGGACCAGGATGATCTGCGCGGAGTGCGCGGACACCGGCGGGATCCGTCGGGCGCACCAGGCGGGGCGCCGACGCGACCCGGACTTTCGGGTGAATGCCATCGACGGGCGTCTGGTGGATCGCGACGACCTGTGGCACCCGCCCGGGCAGACCTACCGTGTCGGGCCGAAGGGCCGGTTCACGACCCAGACCCGGGAGGGCCTGGTAGAGGTCCGGGGGGTGGCCGTGGTGCTGATGCATCCGGGGTTCGCCGCTCATGAACGCTGGTTCGCGTACGCCACACCGGCGACCCCCGGGAACCACGACCGAAACTGGTGCTTCGTGCATGAGGCGACGGGATTCTCGGCGGGTCGTGCGTTGTGCCTGCGCGGGTGCATCCACACCGGCCTGTCGAAGATCCTGTGGATCGATCCTGATGAGTTCGAGAAGTCGCTGAGCAGGGCGCGTCGACTGAAGGCGAAGGCCCGTTGACCTGTCCAGTCGCCCCGATACGCTACCCGCGTATGGGCAAGCGTGTCTCCCAGCGTGAGAAGCATCGGTTCGCCGCCGACTTCAAGGCATGGCGCGAGGTGATGGGAATGACGCAGGTCGAAGCCGCCGAACACCTCGGCGTGCCCTCCGTCCGAACCCTCCAGAACTGGGAAATCGGCCGCACGATGCCCACCGGCCTCGCCCTGTCGATGGTCCTGAAGGTGATCCGCCGTTGACGTGCGCGCTCCATTGGAGCGAATGCCAATCGGAACCGATAACGGGCAGGACAGGCCCGATACGCTGACCGCGCAGCAGGCGGAGACCATCCTCAAGGCGAACTACCGGAACCTCGTCAAGAAGGTCCAGGCCGGCAAGACGCTGTCCGCCGGCGAGGTCAACCTCCTCCAGTCGATCCAGAACGGAGGGAAGCCCGAGGCGATCACCTTCGCCAAGACCCAGTCCGAGCTGGCCGAGGTGCTCGGGGTCTCGAGGAAGACGATCCAGCGGGCGATGAAGCTGGAGGGCCATCCCCCGCCGCGGCCGGACGGACGTCTGGAGGTCGCGGCGTGGAGGACCTTCCTCCAGTCGACCGGGGCCCTCGAGGAGGAGGCCTTGAGCGCGACGGAGCTGAAGGCGCGGCATCTGCTCCTCCAGAACCAGAAGCTCGAGCTGAACCTGGCGGTGATGCGCCGCGACTACCTTCCGGGTTCGGATGTGGAGCGTTGGGGCGCCGAGCTGGGCGCGGCGATTCGCAAGGTTGTCGGCCAGATTCACCTCGCGGCGCCCTCGGTTGTCGGGGTGTCCGTCCCGGAGGCAGAGGCCCGTCTGAAGGAGATCGAGGACGAGATCCTCGACCAGTTGCACACCCTGCCCGAACGCCTGGAGCGCGCGCGTAGTGAACCCGTTGCTTAAGGGATTCACGGCGGCCGTCCGTCCGGCGGACCGGAGGCCGCCGTGGCGCTGGTGCGAAGACCATATCGTGGTCGACAACACCTCCCCGATGCCGGGGCGCTGGCGATCGGATTCCTCGCCGTGGGTCCGGGAGCTGATGGAGGTGTTCGCGGACAACCGGGTCAGTGACATCGCGGTGCAGTGCTCGGCCCAGTCGTCGAAGACGCAGACGGTGATGAACCTCGCCTGCTGGGCGGTGAGCGAGGACCCGGGTCCGGCGATGTGGGTGATGGCGGCGAAGGACGACGTGAAGGACTTCGTGCGCGACCGATTCGCCCCGACGGTCAACGCCTGCGAGCCGGTGGCCCGCCAGATCATCGCCGAGGAGCGGCTGGAGTTCGTGTTCGCCTCCTGCCCCCTGTACTTCGTCGGCGCCGGAAGCCCGTCCAAGCTCCAGTCGAAGCCCATCCGATGGCTGTTCCTGGACGAAGTCCGCAACTATCCCGCCGGCGCCCTCGAGACGGTGCTGAAGCGGACCCGGGCCTTCTGGAACAGCCGACGGCTCATCATCTCGACCGCTGACCGGGAGAACGACACCGTCGACCGTGCGTACAAGGCGGGTGACCAGCGCGTCTTCCATTTCCAGTGTCCGTCCTGCGGGCAGCTCCAGCCGCTCTGCATGGAGCAGCTCAAATGGGACACGGACGACCGGACGAAACCGAACGGGGCATGGGATTTTGACAACCTGGCCCCCACGATCCGCTACGAATGCGCCGCCTGCGGTCATGCGATCCGCGACACACCCGCCGAGCGCAAGGCGCTCGCCCGGACGGGCCGGTTCGTCCGCATGAATCCGACAGCCCCGCGGCACAGGGTCTCGTTCCACTGGAACGCGCTCCTGCCTCCCTGGGTGGCATGGCGGTCGGTGGTGGAGGAGTTCCTGGCGGCGCGGGCGGCCGCGAGGGGCGGCGACATCCAGCCCATGAAGACCTTCGTGAACGAGACCCTTGGAGAACCTTGGAAGGACCAGCTCGGGGAGATCGAGGACTTCGACTTCCTGATGGGCCGACGCGGCGAGTACGACTTCGGGGCGCCGTGGCCGGAGGAACGGGTCCGATTCATGTCTGCGGACCGCCAGGCCTCCGGCGGGGAGCACTACTGGTACGCGGTGCGGGCCTTCGGACCGTTCGGAAAGAGCCGACTGGTCACCTATGGCCGCTGCAACTCGACGCAGGAGTTGGAAGAGATCCGGGTGCAGCATCGGGTCCCGATCGGGAACGCGGTGATCGACTCCGGGTTCAAGGCGTCGGAGGTGTACCGGTTCTGCCAGTCAACGGGCTGGAAGCCGTTCAAGGGGGACGATGCGGAGTGGTTCGCGGCCCGGGATCCGAAGACCGAGAAGGTGGTCCGCCGGTTGTGGCAGAAGACCCGGGTCGACCCGGCGTATGGAACGAAACTTCAGGGGAGGGTCCGGCCACTGCCCCTGTATCGGTGGTCGAACCCGGGGATGAAGGATCTGTTGTTCGAGCACCTGACCGGGCTGGTGGGTGAGTGGACGATTCCGAAGGAGATCGGGCGTGACTACCTGAAGCAGATCACCGCCGAGCACCGGGTCGAGGAGCGCGATGCGCGCGGACGCCTGCGATACCGGTGGCACCAGAAGCATCGCGACAACCATCTGCTGGACTGCGAATTGCAGTTGATGGCGGTGGCCGCCATGACCGGGTTGGTGGTGGCTACGCCGTCGGCGAAGCCGGGATGAGGCCGCGAGCTGTTGAGCATTCCCTGACCGTTGGGATGGGTTGACGTCCCCGCTCCTGTGATGGCGGCCATCACCCTGTCCACGTTCATCCTGGCGCTGAGGCTGAAGGCGGATCGCGACGGAAAGACCCCGAAGGAGGTCGCCGAGGCGATCCTGCTCGGCCAGTTCTCGGCCTCGGTGGTGAACGGCAGGACGGTCATTCGCACGAGCGAGGCCGGAGGGTCGACCGAGTTCGCGCTGCCGACGGGTCTGACCCCGGCGGAGGTGATGGAGCTGGCGGCCGAGGCCATCCGGCGCAACGTCACCACGACGTCTGCCCCGCCCCAGCGGACCCGGCGGCTGCGGGTGTGCTTCGACCGAGCCAGCCTCTGACCCTCCCATGATCCGACCGTTCCTTCGCCGACTGCTGCTCGGTCCCGATCCGCAACCCAGGCCGCCCGCACCCCACCGCGCCAGCCGGTCAAAGACCCGGGCCGGCAGTGCCGAACCCCAGGCCATGGTCCACGGGTATTTCGAGGCGTTGCGGCCGTCGAGTGACCGCACCCCGATGGTTGCCGCCGCGCTCCAGCTTCAGATGCGCGGGGGCGCGATGGGCATGGACCGGGTCCAGCTCGCCGCCCTGTCGCGTGCACTGTACGACAACGGGGGGTTCGTGGGGTACGCGGTGAACCAGATCGCCCTGTGTTCGACACCGGTGATTCCGCAGGCGGCGTCCGACAACGACGGCTGGAACCAGCGGGCGGAGGCCTGGTTCGCGGAGTGGAGCAGGAAATGCGATTTCGTGGGTCGGGCCGAGTACGACCTCTGGGCGATCCAGACGGTCATCAGCCACGCGATCGACCTCGACGGTGACATCGGGGTCGCTCTGACCGGGGCGGGAGGGTTCCCGCAGATCCAGCTCATCGAGGGATGGCGGATCGGCTCGGGCGTCCGGAACGATGACGGACGGTCGAAGGATGGGGTGATACTGGACCCCCTGGGCCGGGTCCGAGGGTACGCGATCGAGGAGGACGGCAGGGACACGGAGCTCGCGGCTGGGGAGATGATCCTGCTCCGCGACCCCTCGATCGTGAGCCCGTTGCGGGGCCTGTCCCCGTTGCGGCGTGGCATGAACGACATCCGGGACGCCAGGGACATCATGGCGTTCGAGAAGCTCGCGGTGAAACAGAACTCGGCGTTCGTGGGGGTCCTGGAGGGCAAGTTCATGGAGGACGGCCACGGCTTCGACCTGTCGGGAGGGGCGCCCCCGTCGCCGCTGGCTCCCGCCTCGGAGGACGAGCCGCCACCCGAGCCCACGGAGGGCGAGAAATCGCTGTCGCGGGCGGATCTCCTGGGCGGGGACATTCCTGTGCTGGAAGATGGACAGACCTTCAAGAGGGTCGAATCCAACCGTCCGAACGCGAACTTCGGCGAGTTCCTGAACTCCCTGGTCGCCCTGTTCTCGGCAGGCCTGGACATCCCGCCGGCCTACTTCCTCGATCAGAAGCTCACCGGACCGAACCAGCGGGCGGTGATCGCGAAGGCCCAGCGCAAGTTCGACCACCGCCAGACGGTGATGTGCCGGCTCATGGAGTGGCTGTGGGCGAGGGTGATCGGTTGGGCGATCGACACGGGGCAGTTGCCGGCCGTCGACGGGTGGTGGCGGTTGACCTTCCAGCGGCCGGCGAGAATGACGATCGACGCCGGACGGGAGGCCCAGCAGGAGCGCGAGGATCAGGGGCGCGGGCTCATGACGCGCCAGGATCACTTCGGCGGACGGGGCAAGGACTGGCAGCGGGAGACCGACCAGTGTTTCGCCGAGGATTCCTATGTGATCGAGCGGGCGAAAAAGCTCTCGGAGCGGACCGGAGTCCCGCTGGTGACCATTCTGGCGCGGTACGGGTTCGAGCAGAAGGCCTCCCAGGCGGCCCCCCCTGGCGGGGAGACCCCCAGGCAGGACGAGGAGGACGAGGAGGAGAAGCCGGGGGAGTGAGGTTGACGTCGCCGCTGTGTTGGGATGACCGACCAGAACTCCCTCGTCGAGCTGGCGTCGACAGCGATTCTCCGACGCCTGGCGACCGACACCCCGATTCTCCACGACGGGGCGCTCTCGGCGTTCGTCCGCCGGGCCGGAATCTCCGAGCCGAGGCTGGCGGAACACCCCGCCCTGAAGCAGATGCGGGAGCGGTTGTCCGCGCAGATGGAGCGGGTTGGCGACCTGGCGGTGATCCCGGTCGCCGGGGCCCTGGCACGACATCCGGACCCGTTCGAGATGGTCTGGGGGGATGTGGAGGACACCGATGCGGTCCGCGGCCTGGTGGACAAGGCGGCGTCCTCCGAGGAGGTGACGGGCATCCTGCTCGACATCGACTCCCCGGGGGGATTCTACGGCGGCGGCCCGGAACTGGCGGACGCGGTGAGGGCGGCAGCCCGCCGGAAGCCCGTGGTGGCCTGGTCCGGGGGCCTGATGGCCTCGCTGGCGTACTGGGTGGGCAGCCAGGCCAGCCAGGTGATCGCCAGCCGAAGCGCATCGGTGGGCTCGATCGGCGTGTTCACAGCCATCCTGGATTACACCCGACTTTACGAGGCGGTCGGGGTGCGGCTGGAGCTGTTTCGCAACCGCGAGGGGGCCTACAAGGCCGCGGGTCTTCCCGGCACGAGCCTGACCGAGGAACAACGGAAGCATTTCCAGGCCCGGACGGACGAGCTGTTCGGTGAGTTCCGCCGCGCGGTCCGGGCCGTCCGTCCTGCGGTCCCCGACGAGGCGATGCGGGGGCAGACCTACTTCGGGCCGGAGGCCAAGGGACAAGGGCTCGTGGACCGCGTGGGGGATCGGAGTTTCGCGCTCGCGGCCCTGCGGGCGCTCGTGAGGGAGAGGAACCGGAGTTGACGTCCCCCGTCTGATGTAGTCGCACGCGAAACGCCCACTGCCATGTCGAAGCACGCCGATCAGACCGATGTCATCGCCGCGAACGAGCGGCTCACCACCGAACTTGCGGCAGCCGTGAGGGCCCGCGACGACGCCCAGGCCGGAATCGCCGCCGTGACCGCGGAGAGGGATGAGGCACGGACCAGGGCGACCGGGCTGGAGAAGCAGCTTGCGGAGGCTGAGCAGAAGGCGAAGTCGGAGCACGAGGCCCACGCCGCGACGCGCACCAGCCTGGACGCTCTGACCGAGGCTCACGCGAAGCTGAGCGCGGAACGCGACGCCCTCCAGAAGGAGAGCCGGGACTTCAACGCCCGCCTGGCCGCCGAACTGGCGAAGCACGGCATCCGCGCCGAGGCGATCGCGCCGGCCGCCGCCAGGGCTGAAGGGGGCTCGAACCTTGTCGCGCAGTACCAGGCGCTGAGTGATCCGAAGGAGAAGGCCGCGTTCCTCGCCAGGCACGGCGAGGATCTGCGCCGACTGGCGATCGCGGCGTGATCTGCATAAACCGTTGTCCCTGAGACCGTAACCCAAGCGAGTCGACCATGCCCAACGTCATTCCTGCCGCGCTGAAGCGCGATGTCATCCTGAACAATGCGCTCCGCGCCTTCAAACGGCGGGTCCTGCCGGTGATGGCGTTCGCGACGGCCATGCGGAACGTCCCCCTCCAGGGCACGAACAAGATCCTGGTGCCGTACTATCCCCTGGCGACGGCCGCGTCGACGGACTTCAACGGGACCTACACGGTGGGGAACGACAGCGAGGTGCAGACGAAGGAGGTGACCGTCAACAAGCGGAAGTACCAGTCGCTCTCGTTCACCGGGGAGGAGTGGAACCGGCAGCCTTACCTCGACATCGAGCGGATCGTGATGATGAAGGTGGAGAAGCTCGCCGCCGATGTCCTGGACGACATCTTCAGCGTCATCACGGCGACGAACTACCCGTCCGCCACCATCGCTCCGGTCGCGGCGAGCGCCTTTGATCTCGACGAGGTTCTGAGCCTTCGGCGCATCTGCAACGAGAGCGACTGGTCTGAGGTCGGCCGGTCGATCGTGCTGGATTCGGGCCACGTCGAGAACCTCCTGAAGGACTCCCGTCTGGGGAACCAGAACGCCGGCTCGACGGCACCGGTCCGCGACGGCCGCTTCGGTGGGCGCATCGCCGGGTTCGAGCCCTTTGAGGTGCCGAACATGCCGGAGAACGCGGAGAACCTGGTCGGGTTCGTCGCGCTGCCGTCGTCAATGGCGGTCGCCTTTTCGCCCGTTGAACCGCCGCCGGCGGTGCGGCGGCATCTCGCGGAGTACTCGACCTTCACCGACCCCGACTCCGGGCTGACCCTGGAGTACCGCGTCTGGGGTGACCCCGATACGGACAAGCAGAAGGAGGTCATCGAGTGCAACTACGGGTACAACGTGCTGGAGGCCGCGGCGTTGAAGCCCATCACAAAGGTCTGAGCCCTGGAGCCTGATTCCGAGACCCAGTTCCCGAAACCACCCCCCTTGTTGAAACCGATGAACACCAGACGGATTCCCGCCGGAACGGCGATGCTCACCCTGCTTGCCCTGCTGTGCTGCCCTTTCGCCCATGCGCAGACCTGGGGTGCGGCGACCGGCAATGCCAATGGCACCACGAACACGGTGGCGGTCATCCCCGCCGGCAACGGGGGCACGCCGATTGTCGAATACCTGTCGGCCACCTCCGACGTCGCCGGAAGCGTGGTGCAATTCTATGCGGCCGGACCCGCCGTGCTCGTCAACGGGACCTCCGCCGCCGACGGGACCAATGTCATCACGGCCGGCGGCACGAATGCGTTCGCTCCGGCCGACAGGATCCTCCTCCGCGCTGTGGGGAGCGATCTGTACCAGTTGACGACCGTGGGCACGGTGGGCCCGACGAACATCACCACCCTGAACGCGCTGTCCCGAGCCCTGGCGCCGGGTGATGCGATTTACAAGCTCTCGACCTCCGGCCGGATCCCCGTGGGAGCGGCTACCGTGTCCATCGCCGGCCCTCTGTGGGTTGGCGACCGGGGGCGTCCGGTGGCGATGGTGCTCACCGCCACGAACTCGGCGAGCATCAACTCCGTGACGTTCACCCTCCGATGAGGACGGCCATCACCATTGGCCGCATCCACGGGAGCGGGGTGTGGGAGTTCCTGCGGGGGCCGGAATCCCCGATCGAGGAGCACCGCTCTGGGTTCAAGCAGCTTCGCGTGCTGCGGGCTCACCCGAAGTACGAGGAGGTCCAGTTGTGGGAATCGGGGGCTGGGATCGTCGTGCGGCACCGAATGGCGCCGGACGGCGAACCCGGCCCCTCGACCACGGAGGATCCCGGTACGCAGCCGGCGTCGCCGCATGAGGAACCGTCCACCGCCCCGGCTGAGGCCCCATCGTCCGAGGCTTCCGCAGCCCCGACCACCGAACCGGCAGCCCCCGACGCGGGCGAGGCCGATGAGGAGGATGCGGCGAATGACTTCCAGGTGCCGAGGGGGAAGGGCAAGAGCCGCAGGACGTAACCCATGACCCCCGCCCAGAGCGCGCGGACCGAGGGCTTCCTCGCCTCGCTGGCGGAGCGGGGCGTTCTGTTTCAGCTTCCAGGAGGTTCCGTCGTCGAGGCGCTGGTGGAGCCCGTCAGCCCCGACCAGGGCGAGTTTTCCGTGGGACGCCCGACCGCCGCCGCCGCCCGGCTTCATGTGCTGAGGACCCACGCCGCCGAACTCGCCATCGGTATCGGCACGGTCCTGAGGGACGCCGGAGACTGGACGTACCGGGTGACGGAGATCGATGACCTCCCGATTCGCGTGTCCGTGGTCCTGACGTGTGAGGTCGCCCCCGTGCCGTGAGAGTATCCGTCCAGGTCGACGCCACGGGGTTCCAGGATGCGGTACGGCAGTACGTGCGGGAGACCGGGCTGGCCCTCCCGATCGTGCTGCGGAAGCAGGCGAGGCTGTTGTTCACCCGGATCGTGCAGCGTGTGTACCCGAAGACCCGCGCGGAGGGCCGAAGGGCTGTGGCGCGGGATGTGATGAGGGCGGTCGAACCCATGAATCCCGCCACCTGGAAGAATCCCCGCATTCGACGGCTCATCCGTGATCGCGATTACGAGGGGTTGCAGACCGCGATGGAGGCGATGAAGCCCGGGTATCGGGCGAAGGTCGTGGCCTTCGACCCGCGTCTGCACCAGGAGGCCAGGGACTCGCGCGGCCGGGTGCGCCCGACCGGGCTTGTCACCCCGGATACAGAAGCCGTCCGGGCGTACGTCAAGGAGCAGCAGGACCACGTGGGGCGAGCCAAGGGCGGCTTCGCCCCGGCGATGATCGCCGCCGGCGGGCGTCCCCCTGAATGGGTGGCCCGCTGGGCGAGGGTCGGGCGGGTGCGGGACGAACTGGGATCCCCTCTGGATCCGACGATGGAGGCGGAGAACCGTTCCGAGTGGGCGCAGCACGGCGACGATGATCGGATTGTCGCGGAGGCGATCCGCGGACGTACCCAGGACATGCTGGTCGACCTCCGTAAGACGCTGGAACGTGCGGCCCGCACCGCGGCGACCCCATGAACCTCGAGGACGTCCAACCGTGGATCGCGTCCCTGCTGGCCTCCTCCCCGGGGCTGGCCGGGGTGAGCGTGATCGAGGACGACGGGACCTATCCCAAGACGCCCGGCCGGGAGGAGGCCCTGTCCACCCAGGGGCTCTGCCTGGTGGTGTGGCAGATCGAGAGCGACGGGCTGCTGGATGACGTGCCCAAGGGGGCGGCGATCGAAACCCTGAAGCTGGTCGTGGTGGTGGAGGAAAACGCGGCGGTCTGCCGCGGATCGGGGGGCGTGAACATCCGCGCGGAGAAGGCCCTGCGGCTGGCCAGGGCGGCCACGGTCGGGAAACGACACAGCTCGGACCCCGGCGCAGCCCTGCGTCCCGGAGATCCCCCCTTCAAGAACTTCGGGACGACCAACGGGGTGCAGCGGATTGCCATGTTTCTTGCGCTGGAACAGCCGATCGTGCCCAGTTGAGGCATGATCCTCGGGGTTGTCCGAGTCGATGAGCCCTTTACCGGGGTGTTTGAGGCGCAGGCGCCCTTCTCGTTCGTCTCCGCGGAACTGCCGGCGGTCACCGTGCCGACGGGGTTTCGCACGCGACTGGATATGATCCCGCCCCCGTTGCGCCGACGATTATCCCCCGACTCACCGGAGATGGGGCCGGTGATGCTGTACGCCTACCTGCGGTCCGAGGCCTCGGATGTCTCCCGGGAGGAGGCGATGCAGATGTTCCAGGAAGCCCTGCGGACGCGGCGTATCGGACCGCTGACCCGGTGGTTCTACCGGCTGTCGATGTAGGCCGGCGGCGTGGAAGTTGACGTGCCCGCTCTGGTGGACGTCAACCGCCGCCGCCATGCCCATCGCCACCGAAACCACGATGTTCTTCACCCACGCGTTCTTCCTGCCGCTGGGGCTCGCCTTCACCGTACCCGGCGCCGGGAATGTGAGCGCATCGGCCAAGCCGGACGCCGCCGACCCGGTCTGGGCGGCGAACAGCCTGGGGGATGTCGAGGAGTTCCTGATCACCCCTGAGTCCGAGGAGTACGAGAAGATGGCGGGGCGTCCGGGGACGCTGGTGGTGGTGGACGTGGTGGAGCTGTGGAAGAAGCTCACCCTGAAATGGAAGACGCAGGATGTGACCCCTCTGGCCCATCAGCTCCTCTTCGGGACGCTCGGCCTGACCGGCTCGTCCAACCAGGCCAACCCTCTCGAAGGGGATCTGATGGTCAAGGGCTGGTTGAAGTTTCAGGCCTATGCAGGGCCATCCCGGCGGGTGACGGGGGATCTGTGGTGCCGGCTGAAGGTGACGTCGGCTGAACCGTGGAGCGGACGCAACATCGCCCAGGTGGAGATCGAGGCGAAGTCGATCCACAGCACCCTCAACACGCTGAAGTTCGAATAGGCCACCCATGCCCGACTTCGACAACACTCCCGCCCAGCCGGTCGCGATGGCGTTCGAGCCATGGGCGGACGTTCGGGCGGTGCTGACCGGCGAGGTGGACCCAACGAGCGTCGCCGATGAGGACGAGATCGACGACGTCGCGCTGGGGGTGGGAGACCGTTTCCTGTACGCGGGCCCCGGTGCCGCGGCCGGCCCGTATGTCGTGGGGGAATCGGCGTCGACCCGAGCACCGGACGCGGACGCCGCGATTGAGTTCTTCGCCGATCGGAAGGTGCGGACGACGGAGGGCACCGCGAATGCCGGGCTCTGGGTGCTCACCACGACCGGGGCCATCACCCTCGGCACGACTTCGCTGACCTTTGTCCGTCCCACCACGGGGGCGGCCTCGCTGGCCGCCGCAGCGCCATTCGACAACAACCCGCCCGGAACCCTGACCCTCTGACTCCATGCGCCACCTGGTGTCTGTCACCCTCACGTGCGTCCTGCTGCTCCTGCCCCTCGGGGCGGGTGTCGGATTGACCGGTTGTGCATCCAGCGGCCAGGTGGCCGAGGGCCAGGAGGCGTTCGTCGTCGAGGCGGAGAAGGACCTGAGGACCGCCTTCCACGTCGTCGACGGATTTCTGGCGTGGGAGGCGGCCAACCGCGCGGCCGTGGGTGCGGAGGTGACCGCCCTCGCAGACGATCTGCGGGTCCGGTTTCCGGTCTACCTCCAGTCGGCCGAGGACGTGCTGAGGACGTACAAGCGAACCCGTGACGCCGACGGTCGCGCCTCGGTGCGGACATGGCTCACGACCGTCAACTCGGCGATGCTCGCCGCCCTGCGGCACCTGCCGCCCCCGCAGGCCAACGCGGCGTACGCGGCGGCAGGACCCAGCCCCCGTTGAGGACACCGCCCATGGACCCCGTGACCGCCATCGCAGCCATCTCCGCCGCCATCACTCTGACCGAGAAGGTCGTCGCCATCATGGAGGAGCGAAAGCGGCGCAGGGAACTCACGCCCGAGGAGGAAGCCGAATGGGATCGGTTCAAGGCCGAGCGGATGACCGCGCCGCACTGGCAACCCTCCTTCGTGCGTCGGACCTGAGGAATCCGGGCGCATGACTCCCGACGCCGTCAGACAGATCGCCGACCATGCCTCACTTCAGAGCGACCGCTGGCTTTTTGTGGCCGTGCTCCTAGTGGGTGGCATCGCCTTTTATTTCGCGGCGAAGTGGCTGGCGGGGCAGTACCAAAAGATGCTCGAGCAGTGGCGGGAGGACATGCTGGCGATGCAGTCCCAGATTTCGATGCTCCACTCCGACCGTCTGAAGGCCGCGGACGATTACGCCGCCCAGCTCCGGGAGATCCAGCGGGAGCAGGCGGCGTCCTATCGGGACATGGCCAAGACCCAGGCCGACGCCCTGGTCCGGAACGCGGAGGTGATGGGGGAGGTTCGCACGACCCTCCAGGACCTCCAGGCGTCCTGTGCCATCGCCCGGGGCCTGGCTCCCGGGGGGATCCCCTTCCCCAGACGTGGGGGGGATGCCTCTGGGGGCATCTCCCATGGGCATGTTGCCCAACATTGACCGAGACCGATCCATGAGCGCACCCGAAGCAGGCCCGACGAAGGCCGAAACCTTGCGAGGCGGCACCACCGTCCGCGTCACGCACCATGACGGAAGCACCGGGGATGTCCTGGTGCGCCAGCTCCCCATCCGTGATTTCGAGCGGTGGCTCACCGTCATGGATGACGAGCCCCGCGTTGTGGAGTTGTTCACCGAGCACTCCGAAGGCTGGGGAGACACCCTGACGCCCGAGTCCCTGGAGACCGTCGTGACCGAGGGAGAGCGGCTGAACAGGGATTTTTTCGAGCGTTGGCTCCAACGCCGGCTCGCGCGCAAGGAGTGGCTCGCGCCACTGCTGCGACGGGGCGCCAGCGTGTCCGAGAACTTGCCGACTGGGTCGCCGAGGTCGCCGTCGAATGCGGCCTGACCCTCGCTGAGGCTCGGGATCATTCGCTGGCCCAGCTTCGCCTGCTGGCGGAGGCCGCCAGACGACTCAGGGCGAGAGATGCGCTGATCGACAGCCAGGTGATGTTCGCCGCCGCTGCCGCCGTGATGCACAAGGACAACCAGACCATCCTCCGCACCCTGCAAGAGCGCCTTGCGCGGCAGGCCGACGGGGACTGAGCGCATGGCTTCCGGCCCATCATTGATTGTTCGGCTGGGCGTCAGCGGTCTCGCTGGAGTGCAGGCCGCGTTCTCGCGCGTCCAGGGGATGGCGGGATCGCTGGCATCCGGGGTTCAGAGGCTCGCCACATCGGCCACCGGTCTCCTCGCCGGGGCGGCCGGGGTTGCCGGTGTCGCCGCAGGGCTCAAGGAAGCCCTCGACATGGGGGGACGTCTCTCCGACGTGTCCGCGAAAACCGGAATCGCCACTCGGTCGCTCGTGGTCCTCGAGCAGGCATTCGCCGATTCCGGGGTGGCCGCCGAAGGGGTCGGCAAGGCAGTGGCGAAGATGCAGGACGCTCTGGTCGCGGCCGCCCGGGGCGAGGGGGCGCAGTCCCGCGCGTTTCGCGCCCTCGGGCTGGAGGTCGAGGAGCTGCTGGCCCTTGAGCCGGACCGCCAGCTCGCGGAGATCGGACGGGCCATCGCCGGGATTGACGATCCCGCCAGGCGGACAGCCGCGGCGATGGACGTGTTCGGACGCTCCGGATCGGAACTGATGGTGCTGTTTCGCGATGCCTCGGCCTTCGACACCGCGGCGCAGAGAGTGGGCGGGCTTGCGGACGTTATGGAGCGGAACGCAGTCACCTTCGACGCCATCTCCGACGCGATCGGTGGGCTGCGGGTGAAGGCGATGGGACTGTTCGCGGGGATGGCCGAGGGAATCGCCCCCGAACTCATGCGCGTGGCGAATGCCGTCAATGCCCTGGACCTGACCCCGGTCGGCCAGCGGTTCGGTGCGTTCGTCGCCCTGGTGGTCTCCGAATGGCAGGCCGGACGCATCGGGGAGCTGATCGGCCTCACCATCGAGAGCGGGTTCGAGCTGGGGGCGATGGCAGCCAGGCGGACCTGGAATCAGCTCGTGGCATGGCTGGGAAGCCCCGGGTTCTGGTCCCAGGTGGCGATCGGACTGGTCTCCGTGGCGAACTCGACGACCCGGTCACTGCTGTCCGCCGTGACTGCGATCCTCCAACCGGTCGTCGGCTGGATGACCTGGCAGGCGGATCTCTGGCGTTTCGCGTTCGAGTCGGTCTGGGAACTGTTCAAGCGCCTCGGGGCCGCGGCGGTGAACTGGGTCGCCACCCGGATCGAGAACACCCTGAACGCCGCGGTCGCCCTGGCCAGACGCATTCCCGGCATGGAAGGCCTGCGCGAGGTCGGCCTCGGGCGGGTGCAGCCGACACCGGCCGCCGTCGCCGCACCCATCGGACTCGAGGAGGCGATGGAGATGGCGGCGGAATCGCGCCGGAGTCTGACCCGGGCGGCCGCGGACTTCTTCGAAGCGGGCTCCCAGGCGGCTCGATCGGTGTTCGGCGGCGAACTGCTGGAGAATGGCGGTGCGCTCGAAGAGATCCAGGAACGGATCAACGCCCTGCTCGAGGAGAGGACCAGGACCGAGGAGGCGTCTGTATCCCTGTCCCGGACGGCGCTGGGGACGAGCACGTCCCGGGTGCGCCTCGCGGATCTGGAGCGGGAGGCGAAGGATCGCCTGCTCGGAATCGAGGGACGCCGGGCGATGCAGGAGGGGGATTTCTCCGTGACGGCCGCCGAGAAGTGGCGCCTAAAACGGGCGAGCCTCCAGGAGGAGCGACGCGAGCTGGAGCGGATCGTGGCCACGCTTCGGGAGAAGGCGGTTCTGGAGGCGGACCCCGCGGCGCGGGAGCAGATGCTCGCCCGGTCGGACGCCTGGGAGGGACGGCTCGCCGGGGTCGATCGAGGGCTGGGCACGATGGGGCCCGACCCGCACTCCCTCGGCGAGCAGATGACGGCCGCCGTGACCGGCCTGGAGGATCAGTTCGGAACCGCGGCGCAGGCGATCGCCCGTGGGTTCACCTCGGTCGTCGGCTCGGCGGTCGATTCCGTCGCCCAGGGAATCGAGGGGCTCATCATGGGCACGATGTCCTGGGCGGATGCCCTGAGAAACGTCGCGCAGACCATGCTGACGTCCGTCGTGCAGGCGATCTCCAGGATGTTCGCGGAGTGGATGGCCAAGCGTGCTCTGGCAGCCGCGAAGAACATGCTGTTCAGCGCGAAGGAGGGCGCGGCTGACACCGCGGCGAAGGCTCCCGGGGCGGTGCTGACATCGATCTCCTCGTGGGGCGTCGCCGCGGCGGTGGGTGTGGCCGCCGTGATTGCGGCGCTGGCGGCGTTCGGGGGATTCCGCTCCGGCGGTTACACCGGGGACCTGCCGGAAGAAAGGGTGGCCGGTGTGGTCCACGGTCGCGAGTTCGTGTTCGACGCGCCGGCCGTCCAGCGGATCGGGGTGGAGAACCTGGAGGCGATGAGGAGCGGGGTTGTTCCAGCCGCCCAGGCCGCCCCGCCCGATGCCGGTTCGCGGGTGAACAACGCAGTGCAGATCGCCGCGTTCGACAGCCGGCTGGATGCGCGGCGCTGGGCGAACAGCCAGGAGGGCGAGGTCTGGTTCGTCGACATGGCCCGCCGGACCGCTCACCGATGGAATCGCGCATGATCCCGGTCACCCACAATTCGCTGCCGCTCTTCGTGATTCCCTGGGAACCGGACTGGCGCACGAGTGTCCAGGCGGGCCTCGAACTGCTGGCGGAGGTGGAGACCGGACTGACAAACCGCGAAGCACGACGGCCTTACGGTCGGCACCTGCGCGTGGTGCTGGAGTTCGGACTGACCCTGAATGGTTCGGACGCCACACGGTTCGCCGCCGGGCTGCGGGCGTGGACGACCGACCTGGTCGCGGTGCCTTTCTGGCCCGGGGCAGTCCCCTGGAGCCAGCGCCATGATGCTCCATTCCAGTCGCGCATCCGGCTGGCGTACCTGCCCGGATTCTCCATCTGGGACCTCTTTGAACCCGGATCGGAGCCGATGTGGGCGGATTCGGAGGCGATGGTGGTGCCCGTGCTGCTGGGTCGGATCGAGCGGCAGGAGCCGCGATGGCTGACCCCGACCGTCTGCTCCGTCGACGTCACCTTCGTCGAGCAGTCGCCGGCGGATTACGCTCTGTCCGTGGCGACGCAGGAATGGACCGCCGGGCCTGAACCGTCGGCCGCATGGGCGGACCATCCGCCCGCACTTCTGCCGTTCCAGATCCACCACGATCGGCCAACCATGACGGCGAGCGTGGAGATCATCCGGGAACGGCTGGGCTTCGGACGTTCGCCGGTGGAGACCTTTCACGGGCAGGCCCCGGTGAGGTCCGGCGAGGCTGCGATGCTCGAGACCGGGACCGCGATCGCCGCGCTCTCCCGGTTCTTTGTCGACCATGGCGCAGGGAGGCCGTTCTGGGCGGCTTCCTGGGCCGCGGCAGCGATCCTCAAGGCACCGATCACCGATGGATCCGCCACGCTTGAGGTCCAGGCGGGACACGACGTCCGGCCCGGAGACTGGCTGATGGTTGGGGACCGCTCCGCCCGGGCGTCCGCGACGGCTGAGGACGAGATCACCCTCGAGGAGGAGGTCGACGCTCATCCGCAGGCGACCCTGATATCCCACCTTCTCCTCTGTCGGTTCGATCGGCCGCGCATGCGGTTCGAGTGGCAGAGCCCGACCGTGGTCCGCGCCACGCTGGCTGTGAGGGAGCTGCCGGCGGAGTACTCCCCGGCCGAGGGGGAGACCCTCGGGGGCACCCTGGGCCTGCTGCCGCACCGGGTGTGGTTGTATGAGCTTCGCGAGCCGACCCAGAACGACGGGGCGACCATCCACCGTTACACCTCCTTCGAGCACGATCTTGAGGTGGATGGGGAGACCTACCTGGCGGCGAGGATTGACCACGGCGCCATCCGCCAGGGCATCGCCATGGACCGGGACGAGGTGGAGGTGCGGATGGAGGTCCCATCGGACGTCCATCACCCGCTCGTTCGGTTCGCGACCCTTCGAACCGAGTCGCCCATGACCCTGACCATCCGTCGCGCTGACGTGCTCGTCCATTGAGCCTCCCATGACCACCATCACCGGACCCCTCATTCTGCCCGACGGCACCACGTTCACGGGCCCGGCGACCTTCAGTCCATGGCCTGAGAAAAAGGCCAGGGTGCTCGGCGGCGACACCGTCACCGGAGCGTCGGTGACCGTCAGGTTCCAGGACGCGGAGCCCGTCGAGCCCCTTCAACTCGCGGAGGGCACCTATGTCGTGACGCTGCCCGGAACCTCCCCGTTCCGGATCGCGGTCCCATCGGGATCCGCTACTCGTTCGATCGCGGTCCTCGTGACTCACGGGGCCGTGAATCCCCCAACCGCCGAGGTGGGTATCCCACCGGGCGGCGTCGAGGGCCAGGTCCTCACGAAACAGTCGGACGGTGACTTCGATGCGGACTGGGAGGACCCGGCAGGCGGACCTGGTGGAGGCCTCGATGGTTGGAGCCCGATCCTGGCGGTTGTGAACGACGGCGAACGCCGTGTGCATCAGGTCGTCAACTGGACGGGCGGGAGCGGCACGAAGCCGGCGGCAGGCTCGTACGTCGGGCCGAGCGGTTTGGTGGCGCTGATTGGCGACGCCGTCGACGTTCGGGGTGCGGTGGGCGCCACGGGATCGACAGGGCCACAAGGACCGCAGGGCGAGCAAGGCCCGGCCGGGCCCCAAGGGGAGCAAGGCCCTCAGGGCATCCAGGGCGAAACCGGCGCCACGGGAGCACAAGGCCCCCAGGGAGAACAAGGTCCCGCTGGGCCGCAGGGCGAGCAGGGACCGCAGGGGATTCAGGGGGAGACCGGGGCGACAGGGGCGCAAGGTCCGCAGGGCGAGCAAGGCCCGGCCGGTCCCCAAGGGGAACAAGGTCCCCAGGGCATCCAGGGCATCCAAGGCATCCAGGGAGAGACAGGGCCGGAAGGTCCCGAGGGTCCTCAGGGGCCGCAGGGGGAGCAAGGTCCCCAGGGTGATCCCGGCGCCGAAGGTGCCCAGGGTGAACAAGGTCCGGCCGGCGCGGACGGCAACGACGGTTGGAGTCCAGTCCTCGCCGTCGCGACCGATGGCGAGCGTCGCGTGTTGCAGGTGACGGACTGGGTCGGGGGCGAGAGTACGAAGCCGGCGACGGGTTCCTACATCGGGCCGAGCGGGCTGGTGGCATTGATCGGGGACGCCGTCGACGTTCGGGGCGCCACGGGTGCCACAGGGGCGACTGGATCGACTGGGTCCACAGGGGCTCCGGGGTCCGTCTGGCACTCCGGGTCCGGAGCGCCAGCCGGTGGCACCGGAGTCGTCGGGGACCGTTACCTCAACACCGCGAACCTCGACCACTACGAGAAGACCGGCGCGTCGACGTGGACGTTGCGCGGGAACCTTGCTGCGGTGTCCATGCCCGAAGTCCGCCGCCTCGACTTGATCGGCGAGAAGCAGGGCGTCGCGTTCGATGGGTTAACGGCTGGAACGCGCATCCACGCACAGGTCCCGTTCGCCATCGGCACAGGGGACTTCTCCGTCTGGGTTCGCTTCCGCTGTCCGACGTCCGTTCCGGCGAGCGGCAACGGATCGCTCCCGGGCATCTGGGCGTTGAGTGACCAGAACGACGCGACCAACCGAGCCAACGCACTCGTTCTCTACCTCGACAACACCAGCAACCGTCTTCGCCTGTTCCGGCACGGAGCTACGCCGACGACAGACAACCGGATCGCGACCATCGACAACTTCGTCACGACCTACGCCGGGTTGGTGGTCGATGTCGTCGTCACGCGCTCGGGCAACACCCTGAAGCTCTACGTCAACGGCACGGACACCGCGTTCTCCGAGGCCACGGGTGGGACACCGCCAGCCTGGGGTGACACCATCGCCCACGGGTTTCTGAACCTCGGGATGCAGTCATCCGCGAATGTCTTCGGCGACCGCATCTTTCGGGTGGTCCTGTTCAACCGAACCCTGAACCAGGCCGACGTCACCAGCCTGATCGTCAACGGGGTCGGCCAAGCGGATCGGTGGGCCGAGGGTCCCCTCCTGGCCAACGGGAACTTCGAGGGGACGTTCACCAGCGGACTCGGAGCGAGTTGGACGAAGCAGGGCGTGTCCACGGTTTGCACTGAGGAAACCTCCATCGTCAACAGCGGGGCGAAGTCCCAGAAGATCGTCGCCCCCGACAACTATTCCGGCATTTACCAGCAACTTGCCGGGAAGGGGGTGGCTGGGAAGCGGTATCGCATCACCGCCTTTATCCGAGTCGATGCCGGACAGGTGCGCCTGTTCTTCCGCGGACAGGTGAACATCGCGGGCGGTGTGTTCTTCCCGTCTCTGATCGGCCCGACCTCAGGCCAGTTCCAGCGGTTCAGCGTCGAGGGAATCCTGCCGGATCACGGTAGCGCGAACTACGTCACGGCGTACACCTACCGCGAGACCCCAAGCGAGGAGACGACGTGGTACATCGACGACATCAGCCTTGAGCGCATCGGCGCGATCATCGACCTCGATCTTGGCGTGGGACGCGGGACCTTCATTCCCGACCGTAGTTCCAACGCTGCCAACGGGCGGGCGGTTGGCGGTGTCTCCCACGTTCGCCCGATTCCCGCGAACACATCTGGTCCCATCGGGTACATCACCGCCGACCAGTCGACGACCTCCGCCACCGCCGTCGACTGCACAGGAATGGCCTTCCCGATCGGCGCGAGCGAGGACATCGCCTTCGAGTTCTTCCTGGTGGTGAACGTCTCCGGGGCCTCCGGGGTGCGCTTCGCCATCAACGGGCCGGCCGGCGCCACCATCGCAGCCGTTGTTCGCGGGACTGCCGCGGCCCCCGTGCAGATCACCGCCTTGGACACCCTCACCGGCGCGGTGATGACCTCGTCCGCGGCCGGCGTGCATATCTTCGGCGTCATCCGCGCCAGCACCACGGCCGGCATCGTCCAGCTTCGCTTCGCGTCCAACGACGGCGTCGTCACGGCGACGTTGAAGGGCCTCTCCTCGTTCCGCATCACCCGACTGAACTGACCATGAAAACCAAGACCCTGATCGCCTCCATGCTGGCCCTCGCCACCAGCGCCGTTGTCTACGCCCAGTCTGTCGCCGTGCCTCCTTGGCGGCTGACCTGGGACGACCCGAACCCGGCCGGCAGCGTGACGTCGTACAACGTCTTTCGGTTCGTCGCCCCAGCGACCTACACCCTGCTGGGAACGACCACGTCGAACTCCTGGCCGATCACCCTGCCGCCCGGACTCCACACGGTCGCCGTGACGGCAACCGGCCTCGGTGGCATCGAGTCGCCGCGAAGCACGAACCACCTGTTCGGCGTGCTGGTCGCCGTCGTGAACCTCCGCGTCACCCAGTAGCCCCATGCCCTGGCGAATCTACAAGCACGACGACACGAGCGCCCCCGTCCTCAACGGCACCCGCGGTTCGCTCATAGCCCTCCTCGACGCATGTCTGGTCAACGGGTACGGAAGCCAGCCTGCCGCCGGCTGGTCGAAGCCGTTCACGGACACCAACCGTGCGGCCTTTCGGATGGGCAGCGGCCGGCTCCGTGCCTACCTCCGTGTCGATGAGGCCAACTCGACTTTGGCCACCGAGGCCCGCATTCAGTCGTTCGAGGGGATGACGGACATCGATTCCGGGACCGATCCCGTCGCCTCTGCTGGCCACCTGATCCTGAAGAAGTCGGCGGCGGCGGATTCTTCCTCGCGCCAGTGGTGGCTCGCTGCCGACGACCGCACCTTCGTCTTGTTCACGCACTACGACGCCTCGGGTGTGGTCAGCGGCACCTACTTCGGGGAGTTCTTCTCGTTCCTGCCAAACGACGACTATGGCGTCGCCCTGATCTCCCGCTACTGGGAGAACACCAACAACTGGATCGCGGGCATCGAGGGCATCGGCATGACCGCGCAAGCCGGCTACTCGGCAATGAACGGGCACTACGTTTTCCGTGATTCCACGGGACTCGTCAAAAGCCCTCAGTGTGACGTCGTCGCTGGCTTTGGCGACATCGCGAACTGCAACGGCACGGTTGCCTTCCCGAACCCGGCGAACGGCGGACTGCTCCTCGCACCGCTGTTCATCCGCATGTCCGATGCCCCTGGCGTCGTCCTCCGGGGTCGGCTCCGCGGCATCTGGGCTCCGAGTCATCCCTATACCGCCATCACCTACGCCCAGGGGGACACGGTGGGCGGAGTGGGCCAACTCACCGGACGATCCTTTCTGCATGTCGGCCGCGTCGCGAACAGCGCCAACACGAACGGCCGGATGTTCGTTGAGGCCTCCGACACCGTCGAACGGAACTGAGCTATGGCGGACCACGGGAACATCGCGGAGTGCCTGGGCCAGTTGGAGCCTTCGGGCCGGGTGGCGAACCCGCTGGTGTACCCGCTCACCAACAGGACCATCGTCTGCCTTCAATCCGACGTCCTGCCGCTGGGCTCCGGGCGCGTCGACGATGATGGATTTCCGGCCCCGCCCTGCCTGCGCGTGCCTCGTGGCGGGTCGTTGCGGTTCCGCCTCGGTGTGGAGGCCGGTCCGCGATCGGTGTCGGTGCGCGTCAAACAGCCATCAGCCGACCTCCCACGACCGACGCTGAGGGTGCTTGCCAACGCCGAAGTGGGCATCGCAACCGACCTGATCGCCACCGCCCCGACCGGAGCGTCCTGGGTGAGGATCGGTCCGATTTCGTTCACCGCCGCGTCCGCGGGCGGGGTGGTGGTCGAACTGGCCTCCTGGCACCACGGCGGAGACGCCGGAGCCTGGTGGGACACGATCCAGGTCGCATGAGCGGCACCCTCGACAATTGGCTGCACGGGGCACCCGTGGTGGAAACCGCCAATGGCGGGGACTTCAGCCTGTGGGTGTCCGGCAGCCCGTTGGTCGGGAACGGCACGCCTACCGTGACCGTGCTGTCGAACGCCATCGTGTTCGTGGGCGAAATCTCCCGGGCGACGGTGCGCGGCCGGATCATCACCGCCCGGTGCCGCACCGGGGGCGCGGTGTTCGACCGGCAGGTCCCTCGCTTCCGCATGCAGACGGGCTGCAACCATGTGCTGTTCGACACCGGCTGCGGGCTCGTCAGGACCGCGTGGCGATTTACCGCGACAATCGCCGACGCGGGCGATCCGGGTTTCCCGTTCGAGTTCGAACTCGAGGACCTACAGCGCGTCTCCGGGCCGACCCCGGCCTATTTCGAGCACTGGTTCGCCGGCGGGTGGGCGGAGTTCGGCTCTGGCGCGACCTGGTGTCGACGCCCGATCCTCAGGTCCTCCACGGTCACCGGGGGAGCCCTGACCATCACCCTCGCGCGGGATCCGCTGGCATTTCCCGAGGTCGGCGAGGAGGTCTCCCTGTTTCCAGGGTGCGACGGTCGCTGGGAGACCTGCGGCGCGCACCACGGCGACACGAATCCCCAGGGGAAGTTCAACAACCGCCTGAACTTCGGGGGGCACCCCTACATGCCCATCGGAAACCCGTCTCTCGTGAAAGTCAGCGCCTCGGTGGGGGGAGGAAAGAAGTCATGAGCAACCGGACACCCTGGTTTCGTGCGGATCGGCCCGATCGCCTGAGGGCCCTCCAGGCGGAAGCCCTCCGATGGACGGGCACGCCCTTCTTCCCGAACTCCTGCTCGCCGGGCCCGAAGGGCGGCGTATGCTGTCACAAGCTCGTCGGCGCGTTGTATCGGGCGGCCGGGTTCCTGCTCGTGGACCTGCCCGACGCGCCAGCGGCCCACGCGCGGTTCAACGGTTCCAGCCTGATCGAGGGATGGCTGGATAACAGGACCGAGTTCATCCGCTTTGCGGTCGCCGACCCGCTCACCGTGATGCCGGGGGACCTCCTGGGCTTCCGGATCCTCCGCACCCTGCATCACATCGGCGTCTGCGTCTGGCCGGGGGTGTTCCTGCACGCCATCGAGCACCTCGGGACCGTCCAGAGCGCCCTCGAGGACCCGACATGGGGACATCGCCTGCTGGCGCTCTGGAGGCCCGTTGAACCATGAGCAAGGGACTTGAGCGTCTGCCGGACACCGAACCCGATCCCGGCAACCTGTCGGAGGAGGACCTGAGCACCAACCAGCAGGTGATCGTGGTGCCTGTGTTCGCGGGCGAGGCCAAGTTCACCCTGAAGTGGCTGTGCGACCCCTTCAACCAGTTCACCAAGGACGCCCCGCTGGCGCGGCCGGGGAAGAAATAGGAGCAGGAGGACGCGATGGGTGGTGGCAAACGCGGCGGCGGCGGCAAGGCGAAGGACTATTTCGGGTCGATCGCGGGCCTGGTGTGCGCCGGGCCTGTCGACGAGCTGGTCTCGATCATCGTCGACAAGAAGACGGTCTGGGAGGGGCCGATGTCGCGGACCGGCGTCGGCATCACCAACCCCCAGAGCATCGCCGTCGCCGGCTACGGGACCGTGATCTTCTACTGGGGCACGGACGACCAGGTCGTGAACACGACCCTCACCCCGGAGCTGGCGCACCACCCGCCCTATCGGCGGCAGGCGTGGGTCGTTCTCAAGGACTTCCTGTTCGGCCGGGAGCGCACGTCGGCGCCGAACGTCGAGTTCGTGGTCCGTCGGAAGGCCCGTCAGGCGACCCTCACCGGCCCGGCGGCCGATCTGGACGCCGATCACCAGGCCAACCCCCTCGCGGCCCTCGCCGAACTCGTGACGGATCCGGTCTTCGGCCTCGGGCAGCCTCAAAGCCTGCTCGACGCCCCGTCCTGGCAGACGACGGCGGACGCGCTCACCGCCCAGTCGGCCAGGACGCATCTTTCGGCCGTCCTGGACCAGGGCACGGCCTTCCGTTCCGCCGTGGCGGGAATCCTCGTCTACTTCGATGGGTGGCTGCGCTGGAACTCCGACGGCGCGGTTGAGGCGGGCAGGTTCATTCACAACGAGGCCGCCCCCGCGTTCGACGCGACCACCACGATCGACGTCCACGACCTCGTCGAGGAGGTGGAGTTCGATGCCGAAGGGTGGGCCGATACCGTGAACGAGGTCCTCGTCCGGTTCCGTGATCGCGAGCGCGCGTTCAAGGATGCGGGAGCCCGGGCCGTGTCGGCCTGGAACCGGGAGGTGGTCGGGGAACCCCGTCAGGCACGGATCGAACGCCCGTTCATCACCAGACCCCAGCAGGCGGCTGACCACGCGGCCGAGCTGGTGCGGATGGCCTCCGAGACGAGTCTGTCCGGCACCCTGGATGTCCGCGCCGAGAAGGCTGTCGCGATTCTGCCCGGGGACGTCTTCCTGCTGAACCACGACCCCGTCCAGCTTTCCATCGTCTGTCGGTGCCTGGAGAAGACCCACCCGGCGTCCGACGCCGGCCGAGTGCTCCTCCGCTTCGCCGCGGAGAGGGGGATCGCGCCCGCACCCCATCAGGCGACCGTGCAGGGGCTGGGGGAACCCCAGGAGGTCGAGGCGGAGGAGGTCAGCCTGCAACAGATCGTCCAGGTGCCGCCCGTGCTGGCGGGTGGTGACACGACCGTCCGCATCGCGGTGCTTGCGGCCCGGACCGACCCGCTGTCCCTCGGACTGTACGTCCACCTTCAGCAGGAGGACGGCAGCGGCCTATTCTACCAGCTCGGCGGGCAGACCGGCTGGGCGATCACCGGAACCCTCCAACAGGCGTACAGCGCCGATGCGCCGGCGGCGGGCACCGTTCCTCCGGACGACGACGGGGAATCCCTCCGCCTGACGCTCGACCCCGCGACGAACGCCCAGGACCTGACGAAGGTGTCCACGACCCAGACGGCGGACTCGATCAGCGACGCAGCGGTGCTGGTGTGGGTGTTCAAGGCGTCGGACCCCTCACAGTTCGAGGTGATGGCCCTGAAAGGCATCCGGATCATCGACGGAGAGCCGTTCTACCGGCTCAAGGTGCGCCGGGCGCGCTTCGGAACCCGGCAGCTCGCGTTCGCCGCGGACGACCGAGCCTTCATCCTCCTCGGCGAGGACCTCGTGACCTACTCCCACGCTCGATTCCCGGCGTACGCGGCGGCCGCGGCGACGGCGACCTTCCGGTTGCAGTCGTTCAACGCATGGGGGGAGGCCGACGTCTCGGACACGGACGTCTGTCCCGACATCCCGTACACCTTCGACGACCCGTATGCGCCGGATGCCGTGTGGCTCAGTGTGAAGCGCAACTGGGTGGAGATCACTGACTTCGACGACGACTTCGCCCTGACCGACGACTTCAGCCTGACCGCCCAGGCCACGGACGCCGGTTCGGACCTGGTCGGCCTCACGCTCATCGCCCGGCTCGGAACAGATTCCCGGACCCTCCTGGCGGTCACGACGGGGCCGACGGGCACGCTGACCCGCAGCGTCGCCTTCCGGCCCTCGAGCAGCGCGATGACCGAGGGGGACTGGAGGCTCTACGTGGTTGCGGACGACAGCACGGGACGGCGGCGTGAGGTGCAGATGACACCCGGAGGCGGCGGCTCGCCGGTGATGCTGCGGCTTCGGACGAATCCTGGCGCGGACACAGCCGCCATCGCACCGGTTGCCACTCCCCCGGGCGGCGCTGTGGCTGCGTTCCCGGTCGCCGTCACCCTGGCCAGCAGCACCCCAGGCGCGACGATCGAATATGAGCTAAGGGAGCTGGGCCAGGCCCCGACGGGGACCTGGACGACCTATTCGAGCCCGGTGTCCGTCACCGGCCAGAAGTCGCTCTACGCGCGGGCGACCGCCATGGGGCTCTCCGACTCGCCGACGGTCCAGGAGGATTACGCGCAGGCGGTCGACGAAACGCCGCCTGGATGGAACATCGTGTAAGGTTCGTCACGAAACGCCCGTTGTCAGGGCATGAGGATCATCGCGCGGATTCTGTGGAGGATCTCCGGTTTCTGGTGGGATCTGATCGTCCTTCAGAGCATGGCCTCGTGGGAAATCGCGCGATTAGCCGTACGCCTTAGTCGCCGCTGATGCGTGGAAGGTATCCCAACGCGTCCATCCATCCATCAGTTCCGCCGATGGACGAAAAAGCAGGACTATCGGGCGACCATTCGCACCGCCTCAATTTGCGCATGTCTGCTGCGACGTACGGGAATCGCAGGTCGTACACGTTCAAGAGCGTATCGAAAAATTGTTGCGGCTGGAGTGGACTTCCCGCTGGTGGGAAACCCGGAAGGACCGCTCCCTGATCCTCGCCAAGCGCCTCCACGAGGCTGAAGCCGACCGCCTCGTATCGTGTGAAGTCGTCGCGAACGAATCGACGACCGGAAAGTCCTGTCAGGACGTCATGGTAACGCTTGATCGAACCAACCACATCTCCGTCCTCGGTAAGCGCGAAGTCGTTGGACTTCAGACCGGGATGCCCGGGTCGGTTGCCCTGGATCACTTGGAAAAAGCCATAGACGAGGCCCGGGTACATGATGTGGATGTTGGTGCAGTCACCAATGGCCTCTTCCATCCGGTTAACGAGATTGCGGAATGCCCCCTTGGTGCCCTTGACCGAGATCGCCACGACAGGCCCGACTCCATCCTTGCAGACAACCACGTCGATGTTCTTTGACTTAAGTCCGCCAAGAATCGTCTGTTCGCTCTGTGTGCCGGAAGCCTCGCTGAAACGAAGTTGGTTCTTATCTGCGATCAGGGGTGGCCTTGGCGTGATCTCCTCTGGCAAAAACCCGCCCTCGATAACCAAACGCAGCGCGATGTATTGATGCAGCGGCTTAATGTGAGCCTGTCCCTGAGTCAGGTCACAAGTGACGAACTCCGTGAGGGCTTTTCGGAGGTCGATGAAGTCAGGAACCCAATTAGTCATAGTGACGCCATGCACGGGCCTGCTTTGTTGCCGCCCTTAGAATCGATTCCTCCTCGGGGTTAATCCTGACACTTGGGCCTGGGATCGGAATCGCCGCCGCCTCCCGCGGCTCAAGTTTCAGCATTCCCCCACCAAGCGGATGGCCCTCGATCTCCGCACCCAGTTCAGCGAGTGCTGAATTCCAACCGCTGCTGATGGCAGAAAAGCGAGTGCCGGGCTTCAGCGAGAGGGCAAGGATCGAGTTTGTACACGAGCAACCCGCAGCGTTCTCAACCAAGATCGGCCGATCTCCTGCCATGACGCTCATGAAGGCATCTGGGGTCTTCACGTCTGGCACTGCGTACCATGGGGTGCGCGACCGGCACTTGTAGCTTGCACGAGCCTCATGCCCTTCATCGCTGTCGAGATACCGACGAATGCTTTGTGGCAGCTCGCTGGCAGACTTCAGGTCCATCAGAAGCACTTGATCGTCCGCTTGGATCCACTGTTGAACGACCCGCTCGTCCACACGACCGTGTGGGAGCTGTTCCGATTTGCGTATTGTGACCCGCGTGAAGGAACGCGGGATGTCGAACTTCTCCAAGTCGCTTGGGCGGAGGTGAAAGAATGAATTAGCCCCGCTCACGTACCCAATATTGGTAGACGCAAGGGCGCCAAGCCTACTGACGCCGGGGTCTTGGAGGAATCTCTCGTACAGGGATAATGCGTCCTCGGATAGGAGGAACGGACGCAGTCGCATACCGATGCGCTGCCATTCGGCAAGGGAGACGAACCGTGACCGTCGAGGGGGACGGGCGGATTCCTTGAAGACTTCAGTGCTGCTGAGGTGGATTCCCGAGCTCCGGCCGCCGAACCCAGCACAGAAAAGGAGCCAGCAGTCCTCGGCGAGAGATGGAAAAAGTTTCTCTCGGCAAGCCACGATTTGTACCCGTTCGAAGTGGGAGCACAGGGCTGGTAGCAGCGCCTGGGCATACCTCGCATGCCCAATCTCGGCTGGGACGACGAACGCCATACGACCGCCTGGATTCAGCAAGCATGCGGCAGAGATGACGAAAGGCGCCCATGAGGACGCAAGGGAGCTGAAGTTCGCGCCCATGCTTCGTGCAGCCGCAAGCGCACGAGACCTCGATTCGCCCGAGAACCGCTGGTACCGGATGAATGGGGGATTGCCAGCGATCGCATCGAACCGCTCCTCAGTAGCCGAGGCCCAGATGAAAAAGTCTCCCCCGTGTACAAGTGCCGCTGGCGCGCGTTCGCGAGCACGAACGGCATGCGCGTGATCAATCTCCACCCCAACCGCGAACCTGTGCGCTTTGAGGAACTGGCCATCACCGCACGATGGATCAAGCAGCCTGTCCCCTGGGCGTTGCACCACCCAACGCACCAGGCTGCTGGCCACCTCATCCGGGGTGAAGTATTGGCCCAAGATCTTCGTCTTCACGGGTGAACAAAAACGCGTTCCTGAAGATAATCACGCATGGTGTGAAAGTCGATCAGGAGCCTGAGGCATCAGTTTCCAGAACCGCTCCGCGTCCTCTCGACGCACCAGCTCTCGATAATGGCGCAGGAGAACCCCGGCCGAGTTGCCTAGTTCCGCCGCCACGCGGCCGGCGTCCTGCCACTGTGCCATGAGGTAGGAGGCGCAGGTGTGGCGGAGGATGTCCTGCGGCCAGGAGGCGAACCCGAGCTTCGCCCGAAGGCCGCGGAGGTAACGTCGGCGGGTGATGAATGCCAGAGGAAGGTCGGCCTTCAGCTCCTTCGCGAGCTTCAGCCAGGCGACGGCGGCAGGCTGGAGGTGGACGATCCGGCGCCGGCGCACCTTCGAGGCCGCCGCGTCGATGGTGACGATCCCGTCCTTGAGATTCACGGCATCCCAGGACAGCCGATCGCACTCCTCGGGGCGGATTCCCGCCATGAGGGCCAGGGCGAACCAGGCGAGGCCCTTGGGGTGTTTCCGCTTCACCCACACCAGGACCTTCGCGGCCTGACGGACTGTGAGGATCTGAGGCGGTCGCCCCTCCAGGCGGGGACGCTCCACCACGTCCACCGGATTGTCGGTCCTCCATCGGCGTCGGATCGCGAAGGTGAACAGGGCCGAGAGCCGCCCGATGTTCGAGGCCTTCGTGGCGGGTTTCTCTGCGCGAGCGGTGAACCAGTCGAGAACGTCGTCAGCGGTGATCGCGTCGACCGGGATCTTCTCCCGACCCTTGGCGAACGATTCCAGGTAGTTCTCCAGCCCGTCAATGTACGCGGATCGAAGGTTGGCTTCGCGTTTTGCCGCAACGAGTTGGGTGATGGCAGCCCCGAGCGTGGGACCGGTGCGCGGGGCAGCGATCTCCTTGGCCTTCCAGGCAGCCCAGACGGTTTCGAGCGTCGTGCCCGCTGCTTTCATCTCGTCGAGGATCCGGACGACCTTCAAACGGTCGCGGGGCGCCAAATCTGCCCATTCGCGGCCGATCTCCTGCCTGTCCTTGGATGCGGCCTTCACCGCGTCCTTCGCCTCTTTTTCGGTGAGAAAGAATCGCTGCCCACCTCCCACCGCCCGCAAATCCACGTACCAGGGCCGCTTGCGGGCTGGTTTGAACGCGATCTGCAT